GAACTTTAGACTGTCCACTTTTGTAGGACTGAATGCTGGTTTACTGAATTCGCTCATTTTTTACCTTTTTTCAACTGTTCCATTTCCATTGCCTTGATCTGTTCTACTACTTCATCATCATCAAGTTCTCGATCTAAATCAATTTCATGTTTAGACAATTCTTCTTTAGGAATTGTTTTTGTAGCGACAGGTTGTTGTACCTTGTTTGCAGTTCTTTGTTGATGTTGAACAGTCTTAGCGTATTGCTCGTTTACTTTAGCTGTAGCTGGTTTGATGATTCGACCTTGAGAGTCAATCGAATCTCCGCGGGCATTGACACCCATGTTGCCAACGGCTCTTGTTTTTTCATTTCTTGCAGCTAATGCTGCCATATCAACGGACTTACCCATTGCTGTACGATAATTTGACATACGTTTTCCTTATTTTAAAAACTCATCTATGGATAATCCATAGTACAGACTATTTATCCTATGTATTCCTATCAAAAACAATACATAGCTGGCCACACTACTACCGCGACCTACTCCCCAGAGTACGTTCTTTTCACGCATTGTATCAACAAGATACTTCAAGTAACAGAGCAAAGGGAACATTTCACGTTCTTGGAACATGAGAAGTTCTTGTCCTGCTCGTTGTAGTTCTTCTTCTGTCTTGCACTTATCCAAAACAAACTTAGCAATATCAAAGTTTCTGTATTCTTCGGGCATGTACCAAGTTGACTGTCTCAATTCATCGAACTTAGCAACCGAAAGATCGGATTCAATGTATTCTACTAGTCTGGGGATGTTTTCTTCTGTGATGATAGTGTCATCGAAGTTTATGTTCCGATCAACGAATGCACCATTGATGATACGGGTAGGATCTTGCATGAATAAATCACACAAGTCTGATTCGTTTAGAATTTGTTGACCGTAAATATCTGTTCGCATTTAACGATGATAACATAGTTGCTCTATGAAAGCAACAACATTGGTCACTTGTCGTCAGTGCTAAAGATGATTTCGGTAGGAGATGAGTTCTTCTCTTTCCAATCCAAATCAAGTGCTGTCCATTCGTTGATCGTTTTAACCAACTTGACGACTTTCTCTCGTTTGGCAACTTTTTCAACATTTGTGATGTTAGTATTAGCCTCAAGCCACCATCCTTTTTTGAATGGATTGCCCTCTGTGACAGATTCAATGTCGTAGATAAACTTGACTCCGTCGCTTAGTTCACTCACTAATACAATGTCAGTTACTAGTAATCGACCTTCAGTGATGGCATTCAGTTTCATCAATAGAATTAATGTAACGATTTGGTCGTATGGCTCCTCAGGCAAAGCACATACTTTGATTCCAGCAGCTTGAAACTTCTCAATAGCTTTCTTTTCTGATTCTTCTACAAACACACTACTCTCTAAACATTCAGATAAAAAGTACTTAATGCGATCCATCGCAATATTTTGTTCTCTGATAGAATCAGTTTCGACTAACATAGACAATGAAATGTCGTATACGTTCATCATGAACTTACCCTCAAAGTAAGCTCCTGCTTGAAATACAAATTCACGTTCAATTTGAGTAGACATCAGTTATCCTTTTCAATGTTGACTTGGGTGTCGATGTTCTGTTGTTTCATTACATCATCCATTTGCCGTGTGTGTTCTTTTCTATAGCTTTCTAGAGCCATATGAAGTTGGTTAATCAAGGGCTGATTACGAGTGCGGTAAGCATATGTGAGCTTACGATTGAGATCAGAGATCGAACTCTGGAGTTCATCCAGAGTTTTGTCAGATAAGTCGTTAATAAATGGATGTTCCATTCAAATATTTAGTTAGAATGCACTTAATGATATTCTTTTCCAAATAGCAGTCGAACCGTTATAAGTACCGGTACAAACATACAGATAGCTTGAATCGGAACACATAGTACCTGCTACATCACCTCGAACACCTACGTTCGCAGGAGTTCTAGTAGGGATTTGTGTTGCTTTCTGCGGTCTATTTGTAGGAGCAACTGTGATTGTGTTACCACAATCAATGGTACTAAAGCAATAATCTAACTGAGTTACACCTGAAGGAGCAAACACTGTATTAGAACTATAATTCTCTAACTCAGTCTTGGTCGAGTCAACGTTTGTACCTGTAAAATTAATGTAAGAGTTGCTATCATTGACGTTCAAAATCAATTGCACGTTGCTCTGAGTTCCTGAAGGTGCCCATGAACCAAACTGTAATGTTATATTACTATTGGCTGCAACTGTACCATAATGAACGTCTCCTAAAGACACATCAACTAGTACCGTACCAGATAGTGCGTTACCTAGATTGTTCGTACTTGCTCTGAAGCTGCGTGTCAATGCGTTGCTAATAAGTGTATTAGCCATGTCATTATTAATCGTAGTTCCAGTCAATGCTTGTTTTACAACTACTTTATTTTGCAGGTCTGTTAATTCAGTTGCTGCTTGATCTAAGTTAGTTTTGATTGACGCAAAATTATCTCTAAAGCCTTGGCTGTTATTGTTAACTCCAGGTACTGGATAATTTACGTTGATTCCGTTTGTGTTGATTGTACTCATGCTTTGTATTCCGTTATATATTTAGTATTGTGTCTTGTCTGGTAAAATTGTTTGTCTAGGGAACAATACGTAAAAGTCCTTACTATCAAGTGGATCGGGTGAGGGAGTTGCACTAGGCAATCCTGTCCAAGATGGAGGTGATAGATTTGTATCGTAGTTGTAAGTTATACTCTTATTGACAGTGAATCTATCGATTTGGAAATTGATACGATTTAGTGTGTATGGTACGAACTGGTTATTCAACAAGTAGCCCCATTTTTGTTCAATATTGCGCTTGATAGTTTCTGCTTTACCGGGCTTAGTATAAGCAATAACCCATGCTTGAGTATAACCCAGAGTGTTACCATCTGCCTGTTGGCTTGTCATCCACTGTGGCAATAATTTACTATTGTATTCTTGTCCCAACACAGACGCAACTTTATTGCGCATATTGAATAGACTGTTAGGATAAAGGATACGTGCATAACCGGGGGTTAGACTTGTATAATATTCTTGACCAAGGATATCTTCGTAGCTAGTATATGTGTCGGTGACACTAGTATACCAGGGACCCAGTCCCAAATCAATAGGTCTAGGCCAATAAATTTGACTATTGATACTTACTCCCTTAGGATTAACCAAGTTATCAATTATTTCACTGTAAACTACTTCATAAATAATTTCACCAGCATCGTTCTTTGCTACAGCAGTCTTTAGTTGACCTAGAGTGATGTTGCGCCAATAATGGTTAGTAGTAACAGACGCAATGTATTGATCGATGCCACTAGCATAAATGCCATAAGCATGTTCGTATATTACGCTACTTGCTTTACCAAAATATACGTCAGATGGTCTATACAAGTCAGCTTCAGGTATGATATTTTCATCTGACAATAAGCTGTCAAGAATCATTCTATCTTCTACACTAGGAGACGCCTTAATATACAGTATATCAGTTGGTTGACTGAATTCTTGATATACTGTTACATTGAAAGTTTTAGTAGATTGAACTGACGGAAATTCAGGTGAATATGCCTGAACTGTGAACGTAAAATCTGTACTTTGACCTTGATTTAAAAATGCAGTAGTAGGTTGATTTGCAACTATTCCAGTTAGTTCACCGTTACTACCTATGCTTAAATTTGGCGGCAGTGTACCTGACACAAACTTATACTGCAACGTAACATCAGATTCTGCGAGAACATTTAACGTACTAACTGTACCATTCAGAATGGTTCCCAAACTACTTGGGGTAATCCAAGTAATAGTACCGTTCACTTCATTGCTTACAGTATATTGAAAGTTGAAATACTGAGTAGTGATTGAAGGCTTAGTTTTCTTCCATACAGCAACGCTGAAGTTATAATTACTGATACCAACTGATCCCAACGTAGGGGTACCAGTTATCCATCCTGTAGTAGTATTGCCTGTTAGTTCTGTAGGTAAATCCGAGAAAGAATAAGTTATATCACTTCCATCGAAGTCATAACCAATAATTTTGAAAGCAAAGAAATCACCACTCTTGATTGTACCTATATTTGCTGGCGTCGAAGGAGACACCGGTGGCAATATGTAGTATCCATAGTATGGGTCAGTTGTGATATTGAAGTTTAACGGTCTAGTATTCAGAATACTAGGAATTCGAGTGTTAGGTTGTTTTCCAGGACCTCCTTGAGTTACTGGTGTATTTTGATTAATAACGGTAATAGAGTAGGATGCAGTAGAAGAACCTAATAGACTTGATAGCTTCAATGTAAATGGATAAGTTCTAATAGTAGGTTGACCATCAGATATGCTAATTAAGTTAACACCCATTACACCAACAGCATATGTCAATGCCAATGCGGGTCCAAACTGTGTGGCAGAAATACTGAATGTTGTACTAGATTCAATGCTTTTAACATAATATGTAGTATTAGGTTCTACACTGCCAAAGACTGCTCCATAAAATATTATTGGACGACCCGGTGTGAATCCAGTAGTACTGACACATGTTATTAAATTAGTGCTTGAAGATGTTTCTGTTGCAGTAGTAATTACTGCTGGCAATGTTACGCTAACTGTTGGTGGATTAGGATAGCCCCTAATATTACCAGCATCATTTATTTCCAACCCAGGTGGAAGCGTACCCTCTAGTAATTTAATTACTACAATATTGGTTGGGTCAGGATTAGAATATTCAACATCTATATCAACCCAAACACTATCTTGTGTATTCAATAAACTACCTGAGGCAGTAGTAAAACTAGGTATAGCACTACCTGAGACATTTATAGAAAACGTTCTGTCTTTAATACTGTTTAAGTTGTCTGTTGCTCTAATAGTAAATGTACTCTTAGTGTCAACTGTTACTAGATCAGGAATACCATAGATCAATCCATCAGATGTGAATGATACTCCGGGTGGCAAAGAACCACTCAATAGTGTATACCTAATACTAGAAGCAGGTAATACTGCTGATGCTGACAGTTGAAATGTCATAGGAATAGTAGATGGGAATGCCCCTATTGACCCAGCTGCGGTGTTCCAAATTGGTTGTGCCATATTAACCTTGACTTGTTAAGAAGTGCATTGCTTCGTCAAAATGGTGTTGTCTATCTGCTAGGCCGATAGTGCCACCGTTGATACGTTTTGTAAGAGTCACAAAATCACCAGAATCACAATACTTGTTCAAGTTATTATTGTCCCAGAACCAACCAGCACTTGATACGGCACCATTGGGTGTCTCTAAATATTTAATTGTTTCTTCGATACTGATACCCAAGTCTTCCGCAAACTTAGTATAGTTTGCTCGACCGGTCAATTGAATCAGTCCACGACCGCAGAAACGATATCCATCACCACTTGCTTCGTCACCGTTACTCATACGATTAGCATAAACACGATTAGCAATCTTCTCTGGCTTGCGTTCATATTGCTTTGCTAAGTCTTCTGTGGGGAAATATTTCTTAAATGTGTTCATCAAACCCTTTGCAGAATAGTTTAAATTTTCTTTAACTGCGGTAAAGCCACCTGATTCGTGTGCAATCTGTGCTAAAAATCCTGCCAATCTTGCAGGATTAGCAGTCATTTCATAGTATTCAGCTACAGCATTCAATGGCTCGACATACCCTTCTAATATAGAAGTTTTTGTGTGCGGGCACATAGTGCGCAATAGTTCTAATGTTACTTTCATTTTCTTTCCTTATTATGCGAATGTTGCGCCTACTGTATACCATTGTGTAGTTGTTGGTGCAATAAATTGTAAAGTGCCACCAGGAGCTTGAGAGAATCCAACGTTTGCAGATAGTGAGTTAATCGTTCCGCCGGCTGCTGGATATACTAACAATGCATTAGCACTAGTGTTAGTGATAGTTAATACCATACCAGCAACTGCTGTGGGCAACACAACACCTGCGCCTGATGCTACAGTTGACACTACATTGATTTCTTTAGTGATTGCAGTAGCAGTACCTTGTGTTGTACCTGCAGCACTTATTGCAGTTCCAACTGAACGAATATGATATGCAGTTGCAATAACGTTAGCACCAGTGATGTTACCACTAGATGACACACTTGTTAAAGTACCTGTACTTGTAATGTTAGGCTGAGCATTCGTTGTTACTGTACCTGCAGTAGTAGCACTAGATACAGTACCAGTTACGTTTGCACCTGCAATAGCACTCAATCCACTACCATTACCAGTAAACACCCCAGTGTTAGCTGTAAATGCTGTTGCTGTTACTGTTCCATTGACACCTAACGATGTTAATGTTCCAACTGAAGTAATGTTAGATTGAGCAGCGGTCGTTACTGTACCGGCAGTAGTTGCAGATCCAGCACTTGTTGCAAATGTTGCGTTAGCAACAGTACCTGTTACGTTTGCACCCGGGATACTTGTTAAGCCTGTTGCTGCACCATAATGTGTACCAGTAATGTTAGCACCAGTGATGTTACCACTAGATGATAAACTAGTTAATGTACCAACTGACGTAATGTTAGGTTGTGCATTTGTTGTTACTGTGCCGGCTGTAGTTGCGCTCGTAGCTGCTCCACTTAGTGCACCAACGAATCCAGTAGCTGTAATATATCCGTTTGCTAGGTTAGCAGAGAAAAGAGCATTAGATATATGAGCATAGTTACCATTTGCCGTTGCACTGATGAATGGAATATATACTGTACCAGTAGATGCTAAGTTAGTCAACAATGCGGCTGCGTTTGTAGCACTTACTGCATTAGTTGCGTTAGCTACTGTGCCAGTTACGTTAGCACCGGTAATAGCTGTCAGTGAGCTACCTGTACCTGTTGCTAATAGATAGCTTGCGGCTGCGGTTCCGCCCAAGAAACTTGCGTTGTTTGCTGTTGCTGCATTCAAGTTAGCAACTACAGTAGTAGATGTTACAACTAACGGTGCAGTACCGGTTGCAACACTTGATATTAGTTGACCAGCAGTTCCTAAATTACCAACGTTAGCATTACCAACTACGCTAAGAGTGTTACCTACGAATAAAGCATTAGTGGTTTTGTTAAATGTAAACCCTGAAGTTGCATTTGCTAATCCTGCATCATTAAACAACACTTGTGTGTTTGATCCATTAACCGTTAAATTACCACTGATGTTACCCTGTACGTTACCAATGAAATACGGAGCAGTAATATTACCTGTAGCAGTAAGAACACCAGTTCCTATGTTTCCAATATTAGCATTACCAGTGACAGTCAAGATGTTACCCGACAATACGTTACCGGTAATGTTGCCTGCCGGTACATTAATGTTTGCAGCACTAATGTTAGCTTGGACTACCATTGCTGATGTAATTGTACCAACTGATGTAATGTTTGGTTGAGCACCAGTTGTTAATGTACCAGCTATATAAGTTGCTGATACGTTAGCAGAAGTTACTGTACCTGTTGCTGATAGGTTACCAGCAATTGCATTACCACCTACAGTCAATGCACCAGTGGTCTTGTTGAATGTTAAATTTGCGTTACCAGCATATGCAGAACCACCGTCGTTGAAAATAACTTGAGTGTTGGCACCTTGAGCAGGGGAAACAGTAGTAGTCGTCCATGTCATGTTACCCAAATTATCGGTTGACATTAGATAGTAACCGTTACCTGCAGCGCCTGTAACTTTAACGTTACCAACTGGTCCCAAACTAGTCACACCACTTACAGTTAAACCAGTCAATGTACCTAAACTAGTAATGTTAGCTTGTGCTGCGGTTGTGATGTTACCACTGATGTTGCCGCCTGTGACGTTACCAGTATGATTACCTACAAACGTAGTGGCACCCAAGTTACCTACGTTAGCATTACCACTCACGCTAAAAGTACCTGCAATGTTTGCACCTGTAGAAGTAACGGTAAGAACGTTTGATACAGCAGCAACACTTATAGTGACGTTACCACTAACTCCCACAATATCAACGTTACTAGTACCGTTACCAATACTAGAAACACCAATGTCACCTGCTTGTAGTAAACCTGAAACTGTCAAGTTACCCAATGTTGTATTTCCGCCTGCGCTCAATGTACCTGCGGTTGCTAGATTACCACCAGTAATTGTTCCTGTAGCTGTTATTAAAGCTGTACCCAAATTACCAACGTTTGCATTACCAGTAGCACTTAAGGTAGTTGCAAATACACCAGTAACACCTAAGTTACCTACGTTACTATTACCTGTACCAGATAAATTACCTACATGCAACACTGCGCCAATATTACCAACGTTTGCATTACCGGTAGCACTTAGTGTTGTAGCAAATACACCAGTAACACCTAAGTTACCTACGTTACTATTACCTGTGCCAGATAAATTACCTACGTGCAATACTGCACCGATGTTGCCAACGTTAGCGTTACCTGTTGCACTCAATGTTGTAGCAAATACACCAATAACACCTAAGTTAGCAACGTTAGCGTTACCTGTTGCACTCAATGTTGTAGCAAATACACCAGTTGTGCCCAAATTACCTACGTTACTATTACCAGTTGAACTTAGTGTAGTTGCAAATACACCAGTTGTGCCCAAATTACCTACGTTACTATTACCAGTTGAACTTAGTGTAGTTGCAAATACACCAGTGACACCTAAGTTAGCAACATTACTATTGCCGGTTGAACTTAGTGTAGTTGCAAATACACCAGTAACACCTAAGTTAGCAACGTTAGCGTTACCTGTTGCATTAAGAGTTCCAGCAACGTTTACACCAGTTGACGTAATGACTAATTCATTAGTAGCCCCAGCAGCAGAGATATTGATGTTTCCGTTAGCTGCTGGAATTGAGATACTAGAGTTTCCATTTGCAAAGATACCAATCAAGTTACCACCAGTGATGTTACCAGTAGCTGTAATTACACCACCTGTGATGATGTTACCACTAGTCAAGTTACCAGTCGAACTAATAGCGCCGGTGGTAGTTAAATTGCCGCCGGAAACGTTTCCAGTTGCACTAACTCGTCCTGCAGTAACTAAATTAGCACCTTGAATATTACCAGTTGCTGTAATCAATCCCCCAGTAGTAATGTTTCCACCAGTAACGTTACCAGTAGCACTTAGATATCCAGATAAATTGATGTTTGCAATATTAGCAATGTTAGCAGGTAAATCTAAAACAAGTGTCTGACTTGATGAAACTAACGCAGCAGTAGTACCACCGTTACTACCTACACCAATGCTTAGAGTACTTGTACTTACTTGAACACATGCTATGTTTGCTGTAACGATAACGTTACCTGTAGGGCTGTTAACCGTAATACCAGCGCCTGGGTTTCTGTTAATAGATGTAACACTCGCGCCAGCGCCTGCATTATATACTTCCGTGAAGTTTTGTTGTACCTTGTCAAACGCCGTTCTAATCGCATCTGCATCTGGATCGTCTGGGAATGTTCCAAAATTAATATTCTGTTGTGCCATTTTTATATCACCTTATCTATTATTTATCGTTATCGATAAAACAGATGCCCAAAAAAATACCCGACGATTGCCGGGTATTTTTAGTTAGTTTAGTATCACTTGATACCAGCTAATGCTTTCCAGTCTGTTAACAAGTTAGCAGATTCTTGCATAGGATTACCTAATCTACTTGCTTGACTTGCAACTACTGGGATAGTAGACTGACCTGTTGACTTCTGTTTGTTTAAACCACCAGAAATAACCTTTGTCATGAAGTCCATATCAGCTTGGAATGATTCATCATCAAAATCTTTAGCTGCTTCACCTGCATCATTAGCCCACTCAGTGACTTGCTCTGAATCTTCTGCTTCATCATATTCAGCAGCAGATTGATTAGCTTGTGCTACATCAGCGTCTTCTTGTTCAGTTTCAGTTGCACCAGAATTGTCAGCAGCATCTTCTGCTACTTCATATTCCATTTGGTCTTCTGATTCTACTTCGTCAACCACTTCTTTACCATCTTCACATTCACATTCCATCATGCCACATTCGTTACATGTTTCTTCATTAGTGTGCTCATGTTCATGTTCTTCTTCACCATGATCTTCTGATTCTTCATCTGACCCTTCTTCATCGGCGTAGTCTTCTGATCCTTCTTCGCTACCTTCTTCTCCGTCAACAAAACCACCTTGAGGAGCTTCTGGCTGAGAGCCGGTAACTTTCTTAATTAGATCCATCATACCGTCATGGTCATCAACTACACCAATCTCAACAGCTTCTGGTTCACCATCTACAGCAACTGACATTGGACTAGATTGACCTGGTTGAGTTGGTTCGTCACCACCAAATAGTCCCATACCTGCTGACTTCAACAATGATAGCAATTGATCTGCTTCACCATCTTGTGCAGTTACAGAAACTGAATCAGGGGAACCTTCGTTACCCTTAGAGATAGAAACACTCATGCCTTCAGCAACAGTATCTTTACCTTCTAATAACGCATTTAGTTCTTTGTCCCAATCACTGAATGATTCGCTCATGCTGAATGGGTTAGCTTCTTCGATAGCTGAACGATCTGTAAAAGTTTTGCCACCTACTGAGAACTTGCCACCTGCCGGTGTCTTTGCTAATGCACCAGTGAATGCGTTACCTTCATCAGCGATCTCAGGAGTATGTGCTCCGTAGCTTGCCATATCTTCAACTTCTTGACCAACACCTTCCATCGGCATCTGGCCATAACATTCGTCAAGACCTTGCTTGTAACCTTCGTGATACTGACGAGCTTCTTCCATATCATCATAAGCACAGTTATAACCTTGCTTTGATAGAGCATGAGATTTACCTGCGTGGTGCGCAGCTTTTAGTCTGTGATCCATACCTTCTTTAACTTTCTTTTTGTCTTTAACGGCTTTCTTGAATGATTCTTTCTCGTCACCGTCTTTATCTACGTCTAAAAAGTCTGGTTTTGCAGTTTCTTCTAGCTTACCTTGTTTAGCTAACTTAGCACGAACAGCACCTGCTACACGTTCTCCCGCAGCTTTAGAACCATACTTTTCACCGGCACTCTTTGCAATCTTAGCAAAGTTCTTACCTGGTTTACCTTCATCTTTACCTTCTAGTGTAGTAGCACTACGGCCTGCACCTAAACCAGCACCTTCGTCACTGTCGTCAACTGGCAATGCAGCTTCATTCTGAACAGCTTGCGGTAACTTACCAGTTTGTGGCATGCCTGCTTTACGTTGCAAGTCACGAATCAAGTCTTCATCACTTCCATGACCTAACTTATTCAATGCTGCGCTACCAACTTTCTTAGCTACGCCACCAATCTTCTTAGCCATATCGCCCAAGCCTTCTTCCATAGACTCTTCAGGCATCAATGTCATTTCACCCTTGCCAATAGATTGTTTAATCTGTTGTGCTAATTGTGGATTGTCAACTGTTCCTAATGTCTTGTTACCTTGAGCAATAACTTGTGTATTCTTTTGTGGTTGACCAGCTACTTGTTGTTGCTGTCCTGGCATTGAACTTTGACCTGGTTGTTTAGGCATTTGACTTGCTGGTTTGATTTGAATCTGTTCAGCTTCTTTCATAGTGTGCTTAGTAGTCTTGTTCTTGTCCCATGCAGGTAGTTTAACACCTTTCTTAGCACCAAACGCACTGAAGTCGTAGCTCTTTACTTCACCTGTTTCGTCAGCGTCTTTCTTAGGACGACCACGACCACGTTGTGTTGCTACTTTCTTAACACCTTCGTCACCGGCTTCATGTGATGTACCATAAGTACCTTTGTGAACTCGGCCACCTTTCTTCTCGATAGTTTCACCTTCGAGTAGAGCTTGATCTAATTGGTCAAAGTATTCTTTCAAGCTGTGCTTCTTAGATACTTTACCAACTTCTTTCTCTGGCTTTTTGCCACCACCAAAAACGTCACCGACGCTTTTAGTATCATATTTCTTTACTTCACCAGATGCATCAGCATCTTTCTTAGGACGACCACGACCACGAGGTGCAGAGTCTTGTTTAACTTTGTTACCTTCTTCGTCTTCATCGTCTTTACGACCATAACCACCTGGCTCAGCAGTATGCTTTAAACCAGTCTTAGTCTTCTCTGTAGCCTCGCTTAACTGGCTCATTTTTGCTAGCATGTCTTTGAAATTCATTTCAGTTAGTCCTTTGAATTATTTATGTGCGCCAGTTTGTGGCTTTGCAGGGCGTGTGATGTTAGTCATTGGACTCTTATCACCTAATGATTTATCATCCAAGTATGGCTTGAACGGGTCAAACGCATCTGGAGTTTTCTTACCTTCATAAGGAATGTTAATCTTTGTATCCTTAGCTTGGTCTTTGATAGACTGTAGGTATGAATCACCGTATGCTTTACTTGCTTCTTTAGCCCCTGGTTGTTCTTCTAACTCAGCATGAGTTAGAACTGGGCTATGTTGCATTTCATTAGCATATGCATCAGATTCAGTATTGATACTGTCATCAAATCCAGACTGAATAACACGAACCATGTTCACGTTATAACCTAACAGTTGAGCGATCTGTTGAATCATTGGCTCAGTTGCTGGGTATCTGAATTCAGCTTTAATGATAGTCACTGGTTGATTAGTAATACCAACAAAACCGTAAGGGTCTTTTTGAATAGGTGTAGAGACTGGGTCGCTAATCTTAACTGGGTCAAATTTCTTCAAGTTAAACTTGAACATATCAATCCAATTCTTATCAACTTCTCCAGCTACTTTGATAGTGTAGTTGTAAGTTTTTACGCTTTCAACGATGTAGTGTTTTAGGCTTCGCATGTCTTAATCCTGTATCTATTATTTATCATTGGTCGTCTGATTTGGTAGCCAACATCTTGAGTAGCTCATTACGATCTAATTCTTTGCCAGCACCCATCGGTGTATTGTCCAATTCTTCGACTTTTGATGCATTCTTTTGATCCAACTGAGCTTTCTTCAACTGTAAATCGATCATTTTGAGCTTCTTGTTGATCTTGGCTGTCTTCGCAGTGATAGCATGTCCTAGCATACTGCTGGCTGCGTTGAAGATTTCACTAGCAAAACGACTATCAACTTGCATTCCTAAGTCAACTAAGTCTTTGTAGCTGTTGGTTGCTAGGGTAGCTAACTCATCCATTTCAGTATCAGATGCATCTAAACCTCGCACCTGAGGTAACGCATTCTCGATCTTTTCTAGATTAGAGTATGCTTCTTGTGTGATAAGTTCTTGATCCAGAGGCTCTGGTTTAGCTAAATCTTCTACAACAGATTCAGGCAATTCAAATAATTCAGTGAGTTTTTTGGTCATACAAGTATTTATTTACTTGTTGCGACCGTTGTAGAAAAGGTCATCTTCGGTGATGACTCTAAACGCATATCCTTGTGTCTTGCAGTAGGCCATCGCCGCAGCCCACTTAGCGTGGTTAACTGCAACAACTATCTTATCTCTAGCACTAGCACGACTTTCAACTAGACTTTGTTTCTTTGGTTTGATTTCAACAACTTCAGCAATGTTTCTACCGTGTTTATTTTGATAGACCACAAAGAAGTCAGGGATGTATTGATGGATCTTTCCATCTAAAGGGCTTCTGTATGGAATTTTAATAGCTTCACTAGCCCAATGTAAGATGTTATCATTAGAGTCGCAGAAGGTCATGAACGTTAGTTCCCAGCCACTGCGATACTTTGGAGCATGTTTACCTACATACTTTTCGGGATTTTTTGGTGTGTATAGACCTTGTGCCCACTTAGACATAGTTACTGAACAATGTTACGTTGAACAGGCTGATTAGGTCTTGGTGTTTGACCTACACCATACAATGAAGTTTTTGACTTGAAACTGTTTAGGTAGTAACAAATGACTTGATTCATTTCTAGTTTGTTAGAAGTACCTTTGAGTTGATCTAATAAATCTAGTGCAGGAATACCTGTTTCTTGACTAATTCTAAACAACAGTGCAGTAAAATTGTCAGCGATTGACTTAGTAGAACACACAGATACAAAATATCCATGAATGATATCATATTCGTTTGGATTGACTACTAAGGTAGTCTGATAGAACGAGTCGAATATTTTTATTGTTTGATCTATACTTGATCTTAAATCTATAATTTTTGCCATGTTACTTGCCTAATATTTGTGTCCCTGCGTTGTTAGTGGGACTTACTTTAGTTGGATCGACTTGGCCACTACTAGGTGCACCAGCAGTGCCACTAGTTGACGGAGTAGATCCAAACTTAGGTATGTCCCACTGAGTATTACGTGTGGGGTTAGAATTATTTAGCAATGCACCTTGTATGGCATTAGTAACTTCGGCTCGCAATGTATCTTTAAGATTGATATTTTTAAATGTGTTGTATGTAACACCTGCGATCTTCGCAGCACCTGCAAGATTACCCTCGGCTAATGCTTTAATTGCACCACCGGCACCTGCAACAGCACCGTTCTGGCCAAGAATGTTACCGTTACTACCAGGCACTGCGATAGGACTAACCGTTCTATCATAGTAACCCTTCTGTCCAAATCCAGATACAATATTATCAGGATTCTGACCATCAATAGCACCCTGATTATAAACTACAGTCTCGTAGTCTACGGTCATCGAGTTTTCCATGGTACCATTACCTTCAGAATATGCATAAGTGTCATGTCCAAAACGAGTAATGATTGGATTAATCAACGTATATGCAATGAAGTTGTGTCTATTCATACCAAAGATGGTAATGTTCTTGAAGAACGGAACTTTAGTTGGGTTTGGACCAGACAATCGACTAGTCTCGCCTATATATCCCCAGCCTTGATTACCGGCATTTTCTAAAGTGTACTGTGTTCTAGTATCGTAATCATTCGTTGTACCACCAGTTGATTGAGGTCCGGCGCCTCTACTACCTTGAAATAGTACTTTTGGTTTTGTAGCATCATTGTAATAGTATGTGTAGTATCTATACCACATACTATTGATTAAATTTCCATTGTCGTCATGGAATTGAATATCAATAGGATCGTATTTAATTTTACTTTGAACAATACGTTTACGATTGTATTGATTCATCGTGTGTGTTTCAAAGTTGAATGACGGTAATTTAACTGTCTTAACTAATAAACTAAAGTTAGCGTCAACTGGTGCATTTACATCAGGGTTAATTTCAAAGTAAACATGAAAGTTGAACTTTAACTTAGGAGCATTCTCATACGTGTTAGTTCTAAAAACGTTACTTGCGTGTGTATAGTCACGTAGGTAATCGCTGCCGAAGAATGCTCCGGCAGCGTCACGTAGTTGATTTTGAATAAATCCAGACATGCTAGATTATTCTAATTTATTATTGACCAGAACCGATACCAGTAGTAGATGCACCACCAAAAGCACGACCTACGCTTGTACCAACACCAGCAGTCAATGGAGACTGAACTGCGTTATCAAAACGAATAGTCAACGCAATAGTTGCAACTTCGTTTGTACCATAGTTCAATGTGTTGTAGTTAGCTGTCTGTAAGAAGCAACCATACAATTCCCATGTTTCTAATACTGCAGGAGCATTAGCACCGTTACCACCATCAAGAATTTCGATGTTAGTTTGGAACTTATAGTCTTGACCTGTTGCAGCAGATGCTTGTTCAACGAAGTCCATTTGTTTCTGTAGTTGCTGACCAATGATCTTAGAAACTGATCCATTTGCATCATCACGAATGTTGCAAGTGAATGGTTGCCATTGATGCTTACCAGCCAAGTACATTGTTGAGTTATAAACTGGCAATGTAATTTCTTGGAACTGTACGTTAGGACGTGAGCAGTCGATGACTTGTTTTGTTAATTCTACGCTACTAGCAGTTGCACCAATGTTCAAAAAGTTGACTCTGAAGCGATACTGTAGCTTGGGCATTAGCAAGCCCTGATTGCCGCCAGCATTATCAGATGCTACGGTCATGTTAAACAATGATTGTGAGGCTGTTGCCATTTTTGTTTCTCCTGTTATTAATATTTATCTTTTTAACTGAGTACCCCAGTTACGGGGTACTCATAGTTAATTAAGCACCTAAGCTAGCGATTCCACCTGTGTTCAATACACGAACTGGGATGTAGATGAATTCAGCTGCCTTAACAGGTTCAACTGCAACGTCAATCCATAGTTCGTTTCTATCGATACGAGCAGGAGTGTTGTTGCTCTCATCACATACAACTAGATAGTCGTATAGACCGCGCTTTGCAACTAGATCAACCATCAATGATTGAACAACACCTTGAATCTGCTTGCGTGTTAACGAATCGTTAGGTTCGAATACGAAAGGACGTGCTGCCAATGTCAATTGACGACGGATATAAGCGATCAAACGTGCAACGTTAGTACGATCCAATGCGCTTGAGCTATTGTAGCTTGTCTTGTTACCGTAGTTCAACAAACCGATACCAGTGAAGAACACTAGTGGGTTGATGAAGTTAGTGTACAATACATCACGAATACCAATACGTGTCTTGATGACTTGGAATTCACCAGTCTGTGCATCAACATAACCAATGTTTGTAGCATTGTCAATGTTACCGCGACGAGTACCAGCAGCAGCTAACCAAGGATAAGACTTAGTATCGCTAGTCAAGAATGTACGCAACATCATGTGTGATGCAGGGACAGCAACTAAGTTACCATTCAAGTCTGGAGCAATACCACTTGGGTAGAATAGACCCATGTATGTGTTGCGAGTTACTAGACCGTCTTCACCTGTGCTTGTTGCACCTGCTGCGTTAGTAGCCCATGCTTGAATTTGAGTAGCATCATCCGCTAAACGTAATGGTGTATCACCAATAATATAACCAGTCTCACCGCGATCAGCGTTCAAGACAACCATGTTAGGTTGTAGTTCTGGATAGTTAGGTGTAGCCATCAAGTTGAAGAAGTTGTCTTCATCACGAATTGCTAGGTTAGTGTCAACTACTGAACGTAGAGCCTGAACAACCATAGCACGTTGTGCCTTACGACCCATGTAAGGAGAACCATTTGACTGATTGCCGCTTACTGTTACCCATGCATCTCTCTGAGCAGGTAAACTTGCGCCAGGGAAAGATGTATTATTGAAGTAGTTGGTCTTAAACTGCTTGACGTTGTATCCTGAACGGCGTGTGTTAAACAACAACATACCTGTAGGATATGCAGATGGACTAGGTGCATCTAAATCTAGATAATCACTTGTCAATAATGTTTTGATCGTTGGGATAGGATCATCAACTGGACTAACAGTACCATTTTGAGCCCAACGTGCATCCAAGAACGTGATGCCAGATGAACTTGTTTGGTCAGTATTATCAATTAGAACCCACTGATCTTCTTGACTGCCAGGCTCACCTACTGCTTGCCATCTAGAAATTACTGGATAGTTTTCTAGGTCGCTAGTATCAATCCACAAGTCACCGTATACTAGAGCAGTTCCATCAGATTGTAATGTAGGAGCTGTTGCTGATACGATAGGACCGTTAGGGTCAGTTGCATTAGAACCAGATGGTGTTGGGAAACCAGAAGAGTCATAATTGACGTTCTTGTATCCGTTCCACTGACCATCAGCATTAACCATAATATCAACTTGATCGATAACACTATAGAACCAATTGGTATTGTTAGCTGGTGTTGCTGCTGGAGCACCTTCGTTAGCGATATAGTCGAAATTTCTCCAATTACTCAATTGAGTTTTATATGCTTGAGCTGGTTTTCCAGAAACATATGCAACAGATGTAACTGCATCACCAGAAACTGACGCAACAACAACATATAGATCATTTGCTGGGCTAGTACCACCTAAAGCACTACCTAAGATTTTAATCGAATCACCAACTGCATATCCAGAACCACCTGAAACTAATGTTGAAGGAGAGAAAAGAATATACTCACCGTAACGAGTGTTAATTCCGCTTATAATTGCACCCGATCCAGTTGATGGGCTTACTGCAGTGGTTGCAACGTTATTAAACAAATAGTTTAGAGATGGTCCGTATGAAGCTCCTGGTGTAGTTCCAATAATGAAGCCTGCATCTTCGATCAATCCTGTAGACACTCCAGTGATAAGATTAGTATCGACCAATACAATTTCACCACCTAAGGTGTGAGTTAGTTGTAGTGCGCCAGTAGAATCAATAACACAAGTTGTGTAAGGAATTGCAGCAGCAGACCATGCAGTAACAAAATCTAGTGCATTAGTATTGTCGGCTAGTAATACTGTATATGTTGAGCTTAATGTACCAGAACCAGGCAAGCTAACTTGAACACGTAGACCATTATTACCAGTATAAGGACCATTTGTAAATTCTGGATCGATAACGCTACCAGAAATTACTGTTGGGCCTGTTGCAATTCTTTCCCAGAAATAAACTGGGTTATCGCCTGGGCCAGTTACAGTATCTTGATCGAAAGCATACTGAGCATAGATAGAACCTGCTGGAATGTTTTTACCTCCTGCTGAATCCAATGATGAGTTTGCTGACCATGCAGAATCTGCAAGAGTGACATTCTTATTAATCCAAGAATTAGTAGTAGAATTGAATTGTGAGACTACTGGAGAAAATCCATTGCCCGCAGAACCTATCTTAATCCAAACAGATCCGGTTGGGTGAGGTGATGCTTGAGAGCTTGACCATAATGGCATCTGTGAAGAAGTACCGTATACTAGACCTGGTTGGTTATACACAGCAGGATTAATGCCCAAATCATCAAGAACTGTACCAGTACCTTCTGCAATAGTGACCGTACTAGCAAACTGACTAGTTGGTTGATTAGCAAAAATACAAAGTCTATTATTTCTAATAGCTGCCGAGATGTATGACCATCCTAAGGCGTTAATTGCTGATGCAACACCTGCAGGAGTATTAGTAGAAGGCACAGTAATAGTTGCAGTAACGTTACCGTTTAGGGTGATACTGAACGAGTCACCCTGAGTCAACGTAGATGGTGAGCTAGTTGCTTGAATTGTTGGCCAATCTACTGCCCATTCACGCTCTCCAACTGGGACCCATACGTTATTTGTTGTCTTATAAAAATAAGTTGCGCCAGGACCGCTTGGTAAGCTAGTTGCATCGATTGCATTAACTGCATATCCACCAATAGCGCCGATTGATGCTAAAGGAACACCACTACCGTCTAGGTTAGCAGCATCTGAAATCACGATTGGTGATTGTAGTGTAAATTTACCAGTAGTTTGATTGAATTCATAGATACCCCATGTACTAGTAGTGGTATCTAACCAGTATGTACCGTTATCAGGAGTACCTACCGGACGACCTGTCTGACCTACCAAGCTAGCTAAGTCGATATCAGCACGTAAGATATACGCACGATTTGTTACGCCTAATGTAGAATAAGCAGCCAATAGACCGTATTCGTTCAATTCATAACCTTGAATTGGTGTACCGTTAGAAGTAGTATAGAAGAACGGTGAACCATACAAGTTAACCAAGTCACGCTGACTTGTAACTTGATACAACTTACCAGCATTTGCTGCGGTAGTAGCCTGTGCTACACCCGTACCAGACGCATCTGCTTTGTTTTGTGCTGTCGCAACTACGATTAGTGGGACTGAGTTTGTTGGTGCAGGTAAGTATTGACTCTGGTCAATGATCGTTACTTCTACGCCTGGAGATGTTAATGCCATTTTGTTTTTCCTTTATGTAAAATTATGAGGGCTACGACCCTAAAATGCATACTATTATTTAGTAGAAAATTCAAAAAATGCGGTATAGCCGTGCCTTCGAAGGTTTCTAGCTAAATATAGAATGAGCATTCAACGCCCTATCTGTCAGAACTGCAATAAGAACTACTGTGCAGTCAATTACATCCGTGCAGGAATTACTCACTATCGCTCATCATGTGACGAGTGTGGTAGAAAGAAAAACAAATTGAAGCCCAGAAAGGCCAACTGGTCAAAGAGTGGATATAAGAAAAAAGCCACATGTGACTTATGTGGCTTTAAAAGTTTGTTTACTTCCCAGATCACAGTCTTTCATATTGACGGTGATCTAGAAAATACTCAACTAACTAATCTACGTAGTATTTGTTTAAACTGTGTAGAAGTCGTCAAGAAGAAGGAAGTAACTTGGCGAAGAGGTGACTTAACTGTTGATTACTGATTGAATCTGCTTGTGTAGATCATCAATCGTTCCGTTGTTGTCAATATAAAAGTCGTAGTTTATACCTACTGAGCTATATTCGCTTGCATGAACACGATGACGATCTAGTTTCATTTTACTGATAGACCAATTCATGTTCCCTACTTCTCCTTTGTTGTAGGACACCGCAGCATCGTACCACTCAGGAGGTTGACCTCGGTTGACTCTCATCGTGACACCACCTACGTTCTTGATTGCATTAACTTCGTTCTCAAATCTACAGTCAGTAATAACGATGTTGTCTTTGGTTTGTCGTAGTTTGTTCTCTACACTAGCAACCCAGATATCTGTATGAAAATGATTTCTGAGTACGTCAGTGCCCCAGTATTGTAAAACCCATCGAGGTGTTACTTCCATCCCCAATCGTTCACTCCACCATACATCCTTCTGTTCACGCCATTCTCTGCTAGTCTTTGTTGAGCCCTCTAGCAATTCTCTGTCCCAACCAAACACGGCTGAAACTGCATCTTTGAGTGAAGATGCAAAACTCACACGTTTGAACCCGTGAAAGGTTGTCAAGTAATCAGCAACTGTATCTTTACCAGATCCAATAAAGCCTGTTACGCCTATAATCATGTGGAAACTCCTATCAGATACTTAGTATAAGACAGGAGTGTGACAAAAGAAAGTGTTTAGGTTACCCTTGAATCCATGTTAGTGGTTGGCTGTAATCTACATAGTTCTTCAAGTCCAATAATAATTGTTCTTGTAATTGTTTAGCTTCTGCTTTCATAGCAGTACCGTTCAATGTAGTTCCACCACCTGGCCCTGCGATAGTACCAAACTTTTCACGTGCTTCACCGATGATGCCTTTAAGGGTAGCCAAAATATAGTCACCAATCCAAACACCTGCACCCGGGTCTTGTAATAGTACTTCTTCGGTACGCTGGACGTCAGCCCAAATAAGTACCTGCTCACCTGTTGCTTTAGGATCACGAACAATACGTAATACCTTAGTGACAGGATCAAATGTATAGACTACATAGCCACCAAACATACGTGCTGCTAATTCAACATAACCTGCATAGAAGTCGTATGTTGCCATACCACCAGCAAAGTTATAGTTCAATAGGTATGTATTTAAAATCGCGGAACTGAACGGATCAAATGCACTGGATCCTGGACCAGTCTCTAATCCAATTGTGCGTCTATATAAACAACGGACGTTGATAAACTCTTGAGGTAGTGTATAAACATCTACGTTCTTTTCCACGGTGAATAATGTGTATGATTCCGCTGTGGCATTTTGAGCCCTTTGTCTATATAACTTGATTGTGTAGTTATATGCCGCTTCGAAATGTTCAGGGTCAATCTCAAGATCAACAATACCATCTCCTAAGCGGTATCGAATGTTCTTGTATAATTCCTGTTTCAATTCATCGAGGGTCATTCCATTCGGGGTAGATAATATATTTGCTGCCATATGTGTTCCTATGTGTATATTTATCTGGTCTATGTGAATTGATATTCTTAGGCAATGGCGAGTAGATATGATCTACTCAAACCAAAGGAACATTCTTGAGGCGTTCAGGCGATGATGAATTAAAAGATTACAGTGGAGGATTGTCTATGTCTCACCGACCCCGTGAAGGGACTTTTCCGTATTCGCTGTTAAAGTGTAGGTATATTCATCAGGATTCTACACACAGCCCAGGCCCTCTATCGCAATTACTTTGACCTGGCATACTATCAACTATTAAGATATGGGAAACGTTTCTACGCAGGGGGTAGACGTTTAAGCATCAAAGGGTAGTCCCATAAATGTGATGTTGGTCGTCATCATCTACCGTCACTGCACGTTGAGGACGGATTATTGCCACAGTTCGAGGTCGTGGGTTACCTATTGACCAATAATTATGTCAGCACATCAAAGATTGTGCCGTACTCGTATCTATTCCAGTTATCCATGTCAACATATGTGTTGATATTGCGTCGGTACACAGTAGTGAGCCAAACTCTTTTGCTGTGTACTTTGACTGGATACCACGCAAACCACTTTTTCCAAGGTCCGATGGTATGTTTTCTAGGAACAAATCCATAACTCGGGGGAGGTGGGGCAGGATGAAAATTCATTACCATATCATTCTTTGATCTTGAAAACCAAGAACAAGTCTTTGAGTGGATGATTCCACGGATCAGTGACACCGAATGCCAGGTGACCAAATCTTGTATCACCGTCAACTTTATCTATGTCTTTTTTAGATGTAGTTCCGTCGATGCAAGTAAGTTCAAATCCGTAGGGTAGTTGTTCATACTCCTCTGGAGTAAACAAATACAGATTAGTTTCTTTACTCCAGAGTTGCATTTTAGATATCGCCTTCTTTGCGATTCTCTGAATAGTGGGGATTGAATGTGCCACCGGGATAACGTGATTCTAATTTACGCACGTTTTCGTCAATGACTTCGTTAGGGTCAATGTTCAATGCACGACATGCATTAATCCAGTACCACATAACGTCACCAAGTTCACGCTTCAAGTGAAAGACTTCGGCATCAGTCAATGGCTTGCCTTGAAAGATGATCTTCTTGGGCACTTCAATGAATTCACCGGACTCTGCTGCCAAGCCGAAACATGCGGTCATCAACAATGCAATGTTGACTTTGGGACCTTGTGTATCAGTTGCTGGATCAAAGTTGTGATTCAATTCATCAAGGCGATCATGTAGAGTAGCCAAGTCATTGCTTGCTTTGCTGGTTACAGCCTCTACGAATTGTTTGTATTTGTTTAGATCGATATTGCTCATTTATTTCCATAGTTTAAGTAATGAAACAAACTCAGGATAGTCTGTTTCGGGTCTGGGTGATAGCACGATTGCTACCTCTTTGCCGTCCAGTCGGCTTTCAGTCACAATGATATTATCGCTTACTTCCTTCAGCATTGCAAACTCTGCGGGCGTAACAGCGCAAGTAACTTTCTTGAAACTCTTTTTGAGCCAAGTTTCATAGTGCTCCTTACATTCATATTGCAAATGACACATCAATCCTGCATGTGCCGCAGAGTTCATTGCGATACCCACTGGGATATCGTCTTTAATGCAAATATACATCTTCATTCTTTAGTTCCTCTAGTTCTTACTGTTCGCAAAATTCTATCTACATTATCCACTGGAGGTTCTTCAACTCCGAAATGTTGTTTAATCTTATCTACAATTTGTTGGCTTTGCTGTATTCTTGCTCTATTCCAATTGGCATCATGTTCATTGAACACTACCATATCCTCAACATACTTTTTCTGCCCATCTGCAATATTCATACATTCTCGAACAATCAACTCGGCGAACTTGGTATCACGGTCTTGATTATACTTGTTCTCATTTACTGGGCGACCATATGAATTTTCTCCTGGATTTTGTTCATACGCATAGCGACATGCTTCATTCAAAAGTTCTAGTATTCGTTTGTTCATTAGAATGCTTTCAGTAGAATCATAGCTTCGTTGAAACGACCGTTAGGGGTAGTCGCAACTGCTTTGATATCAGTAAAGTACTTACGAGCCGCGGGCTTACTACCCATAATTTCTTTGATTTGCTCACCGGGCTTACGCAGTGTCTTAACCTCACTCTTTGCAGTATCAAAGCCGAGCAAAGTATTGCCCTTAACAGTGAAACTCTTAGAGTATTCATCAGCAAGGTAGTGATGCAGTTTGCGCTTTGCAGTGTCATAGACCCATGCTTCGCTTGCACCATGCAGTTTTACAGGACTGATAGACACCAAGTCAAGTTTTGCGGCAGTATCTTTGAATGTCTTCAAGTACTTCAACTTGGCCACGATCTTTTCAACGGGCACAGCCTTACGTTGACGAGGAGCCTTGCTTGCTTTCTTGACTGAAATGTATGCGTTCAAGTCAGTGAGAACTTGGTCAATAAATTTGAGAGTGTTTCGTACTTGAATTTTAGTGAGGTGACTATAACCCTCGACCAATTGCTTGTCTTTGCCTTCTTGCAATTCTGTAAATTCAGCTTGTTTTTTCTTCCAAACATCAGAAATCAATCCAATGTGTTGTGGCATCACGTTGCATCGTGCAACAAGATCCATTGTCTTTGTCTTTGTCTTGCCCTCAGTGATGAATTCATCGAACACCCCTTCAAGCTCACCTGCGGCATCTTTTGCTTTGTCTCGCAATATTTCTTGAATGTTTGGACGAGCAGCCTCAACTACTACAACTTCTTTCTTTGCACCACCAGTGGCACTGGCTTCTTTGAATTCAGGTGCAGTGTGGGTCTTCAACAACCGAGTAATTTCTTCCTCAAGTTTGGTTTCTTCATCTACGGTAGTCTCAAGACCACGCAATTTCATTCGTGCGAGCCAGCAGTAAGTGTTGACAAACTCACCGTCTGCAACTTTTCGCATTGTTTTAGCTTCTTGGACACGACCAGTGAAGTCTAGGAACTGACACATCAGTTCTTTTGCATCTTTCTTACCATAAAACCAGTTGTACCAAGAGAAACCAGCAGAAAGGGAAGAGATACGACTATCACTTTCAGGCTGAATAACGTACAGAGGTTCCTCACCCATGTACTTAGTGTCTGGGTTTTTTGGGTTCAGTGCTTTGACCTGAGAATGGTCTTCTGAATTGCGTTTGCGTGTAGCCATGAGGTGCTCCTTTACATTGATTTATCAAGTATAACACATGCTCGATTTATTGTCAAGTTCTTGGGTGTTGAGCGATAAATAAGTATATGCCAAGATTATCCCTTTACCGCCCAAATAAGCAAAACGATTACCGTTTTTTGGATAGAACCATATCCGAACAATTCACTGTGGGTGGGACAGACTTGTACATTCACAAATATCTAGGTCCTAATACTGGTCCTTCAATTGATTATACTCAACCAGAATACGCTAATGAAAGCCCAACAAATATTCAAGATTTGTTATTCTTAGAAAACCGTGATAGAAAGTATGATACTAATATCTATCGTTTACGTGGACATTATAATGTACAGAACTTAGACTTTGATTTGAGTCAGTTTGGACTTTTCTTAAACAACGACATTATCTTTATTACTATCCATTATAATGATATGATTGACTTAGTTGGTCGTAAGTTAATGGTTGGTGATGTATTAGAACTACCCCATTTACTTGATTATAATCCACTAGACGAAAAGATTCCAACCGCATTGAAACGTTTCTACCAAATCACTGATAGTAATTATGCGAGTGAAGGCTTTACACAAACTTGGTATCCTCACTTGTGGCGAATCAAATGTGAGCCGTTAGTAGATAGTCAAGAATTCAGTCAGATTCTTTCTGAACCTGTACAACAAGACAACTATCTTGGTTTATGGGATGCGACAAAGACATATCCTGCAGGTTACACAATCACATACGGTGACAAGATTTACAAGACTACTCAGGATGTACCTGTAGGTATTACTCCACCTGATCCTGCATATTTTGAATTAGTAACCGATGGAAGTTTGAGTGATATCTTGGCTACATACAATAAGAATATTAAAATTAACGATGCTGCATTACAAGAAGCACAACGTCAATTGCCTAAATCTGGCTACGATAGAAGCAAGTTGTACATTGTCCCTACATACGGTGAGTTCTCAACGAACAACACGTTGTCAGGAAAGTACAATCAGCCTGCACCACCTGTAAATGTCAATACGAGTGTAGGTGGCGGACCAATTGCTGCTGGACAAGTAGTAATGGTTCAAAACAATAACTTTGTAAATGCTAGTCCTGCAATTAGAATACCGAGAGAAGTGGCAATGAGCATTTGGGATATGACTGCTGACGCTGATATCAATCAAATCACTGCCTTCAGTACAGTCAACATTGAGTCAGCGATGATCGCTCCTACGATGATCGGAAACGGAAGCGGTGCTCTCGAAGGGACTCCTGTACTAAGTGTATTTTCTATGGGACAAATCACTGGCCCTTATGGTACTGCTGACAATACATACGCTACTGCCGACCAAGATCCTGAGGCAACTGGGTTCACCGGTGACATTACACAAGAAATGGACTATCGTGCAGACTGCGATCCCGCATATCAATTTATTGTACGCTCAAGTCCACGCACATTTGGCTATACTACTGGATATCTAGATGGCACAGGCGAAGCACCAAACGGATACCCTACAGGTGCTGGTATTGCATTCCCGCAGAATCCACAAGTTGGAGATTACTTCTTACGCATCGATTACTTCCCACAATTGTTATATCGCTGGGATGGTCAACTTTGGGTTCGTATCTCTGCTAACGTTAGAACAGAGACTGGCTTTGCTACGACAGAAGCTACACAAACAACTAGCTTCATAAATAACACTAACGAAACTCAACTAACTGACGGTACATTTGTACCACAAGCACAACCTCTATCAGGTATCTTACAGCTTGCACCCGATCCACTACCACCGGTAACTTAACACATGGCACAATTTTTCTACGACAATCAAGTACGCAGATTCTTAATTCAATTTGCAAAAATCTTTAGTAACTGGCAAGTTACTAAAGGCAAAGATCCTGCAGGCAATGATATCTTAGTTCGTGTACCAATCATGTACGGTGATTCAAGTCGTCAAGCAGCAACTATCATTGCTAACAACAGTGCTAGTAATTTACCTTCAGCACCTTTGATTACATATTATATCACTGGTCTAGAATACGATCAGCGTAGAACACAAGATCCTACATTCATTGATAAAGTGAATGTTAGACAAAGAACATACAATCCTGACACTCAACAATATGAACAGACCCAAGGTCAAGCATTTACTATTGAACGTTTGATGCCAGTTCCATACACACTGAGATTGAGTGTTGACTTTTGGACAACTAACTATAATCAGAAACTAGAGATCATAGAACAGTTAGGAACATTGTTCAACCCATCATTAGAAATTCAATCAACTGACAACTTCATTGACTGGACATCACTATCGGTCGTCTACCAAGACGGACTAACCTTCAGTAGTAGAACTATCCCTCAGGGCACTGCTAACCCAATCGATGTGATGACTTGGAAATTCTATATCCCAATCTGGTTGAGTACATCAAGTAAGTTGAAGAAGCTAGGTGTTATCGAGAAAGTTATTGCAAGTATCTACAAAGGTACTGCACTACAAGACATTCAGAATGATGATCTATTGTTAGGTACTAGACAAAAGATTACACCCTATGGTTACAAGTTGTTATTGATTGGAAACAGTCTACAATTGTTACCAGCTAATGAAGCATTCTATCCACCTAACGAGGACCTCTCTGCACCCCCAGCTCCTAATACTGACTTGTATTGGTCTAGTTTACTAAACGTATACGGCACAGTTAGACCGGGTATCAGTCAAATCTGGCTACAGAACCCGTTCATGGATACTGAAATCGTAGGTACTATAGTTCCTAATCCAACTGATGACAGATTATTAATATTCAACATCGACCCTGATACACTGCCGCAGAACACACTCGATCCAGTTGATAGCGTAATCAATCCATTGACTTCGAGTCCAAATGCAGGACTACCTGGACCTGTTAACGGTCGAAGATATTTAATTGTAGAGAACGTAGGCTCAGCAGGCAGCCCAACAGAAGCATGGGGAAACTTAGTAGCTAACGCTAATGACATTATTGAATATAGTTCAGCCGACAATTCTTGGTTCGTATCTTTCAATAGCTCTATTGTGCCACCGACGACAGTTGAATATGTTACTAATTTGACTACTCAGATTCAATATCGATATACTCAAGGCACATGGATGAAGTCGTATGAGGGTTGGTACGATCAGGGAGATTATTCTATTGTGATTTAATTAAGATAAATCATAGTATGAACAACACAAGTGCAGGCGTATTCTTCTACTGCAAACACACCAAACGATATCTATATCTACTACGCACGGATCCTAAGAATCCGAGCAACTGGGGTATTCCTGGTGGCAAAGTAGAAGAAAATGAAACTCTACTTGAGGGGATTGCAAGAGAGTGTGAAGAAGAAATGGGAATGTTTCCCGAAGAAGCAAAACTAGTTCCGATTCAGAAATTTGTCAATCACACATTCACATACCATACGTTCTTTTGTGCAGTCGATTCAGAGTTTGCACCTACATTGAACGATGAGCATTGTGGATATGCATGGGTTGGTGAAGGACAATATCCTAAACCATTACACCCGGGATTATTTAGTACAGTGAACTTTGATGTAGTTCAAGAGAAATTGAAAGCACTAACGAAAAAGGGGACCTAAGTCCCCTTTTTTATTTTAGCAGTGAGCCTAGAACATTGTGTCCTAGGGCACCGAGTGCTATACCTGCCCCCATCATCATCCAACGCCATTTTTCAAGTGAATTGATTTTGTCGTTCATGCCTTTGTGAGCAGTAGAGCTAGATTCCTTCATTTCTTTGAGCATCTTCTGATTTTCTTCAGCGTGATTCTCGATAGTCTTACGAAGGTCTCTTACATCGTCTTTAATCTCCCCGACCTTGTCTTCAATATTTTGGACTTGGACTTGGAGAACAGCAACATCAGTTGCTGTCTGAGTAGATTTAAGTGCTCTTGCGGCTGGCATAATCTTCAATTACTATTAAGCGTTGTTAATAGTTACGATTGGTAGAGGTTGACCACCATATGTATTAGCCGCATAAGCTGTACCAAATGTTGCTGTTACAGGAGTAGCATTCTGAATGTTTGCTTCGCTGTTGTTGAACAACAATGTGTTGTAGTCGCTTAGTGACTGAACATAAGCCGTACCAGAAGCTGCATCAGTTGACAAGATTGACATTGTGTTAGGTGTCAATGCTGCGTTTGCAACGTTTGCTGTGTAGCACTGTGCTGTCAAACCTGATGTCAAACCAGTAACCAAATATTTTTGCTTACCTTTTTGACGTACAATATAACCAGCTTCATCATTTGCATATACGAAACTTGCTGCGGAAGCGTTAACTGCTGCGTTAGCTGTCAATACAACTCTATCTTGGACTGCATAAGAAGTAGCATCTTCATCAACAAGAGCAACGTTTGCGCCACCGGCAGTCAAAGAAACACTGAATGCTGCTGCGTTTGCGATAGTCTTAACAAAGTATGTTGTACCGGCAGTCAAACCACCAATATTAGCAGACAATACGACTGGCTGACTTGCAAACAATGTTTGTGCGTTACCAACAGAAGTTAAGAAATTACCAGTTGCTGTAGCATTTGACAACTCGATATTTGCATAACCAGCAACTGATCCAGAAACAAAACCTAAGTTAACGAAGTCTGTTGACCCGTTGACGTTAGCAACTGCAACTTGAATTGCTGAACCAGCAGACAATGTATTTGCAAAATCAGTACCAGTACCAAATACATTAGCATT